ACCACCATCACCGATTCCAAGGACGAATCCGTGTTCATGCGCGACGAATACCTTTTCGGCGTGCGCTACCGCTGCAACGTGGGCTTCGGCTTCTGGCAGTTGGCCTACATGAGCAAGGCCGAGCTGACCCCGGACAACTTCAACGCCGCCTACGCGGCCATGAGTAGCTTCAAGTCCGACGGCGAGCGGCCCATGGGCGTGCGGCCCACCCTGCTGGCCGGTGGCCCCACCTTGCGCACCAAGATTCTGGAAATCACCAAGGCCACCCGCCTTGAAAACGGCAAGGACAACATCAACCAGGGCGTGGTCGATGCCCTTGTGACGCCCTGGCTGGCGTAAGGGGGCGCGCCATGGCCACCGTCTACCGCATCAAGGCCGTGCCCACCGTTACCGGAGGCCGCTTCTGCCGGGCTGGCCGGTGCTTCGGCACCGTGGCGCAGGAGTACCCCGAGGACGAGTTCACCCCGGAAGAACTGGAGCGTCTGAAGGCCGAGCCCATGCTGGTGGTGGAGATCGAAGTGCGCCTGGAGCCCAAGGCCAAGACTGAAACCAAGCCCGCCGCCGGGGAGGGCGGCAAGTAATGGCGTACGCCACCGTGGCCGACCTGGTGGCCCTCTACGGCGAACAGGAGGTGATAGCCCTGACCGACCGCGAGGAGCGGGCCGACCCGGACAACGCCGGCACGGTGGACGCAACCGTCGCGCTGGAGGCTCTGGAACGGGCCTCCAGCGAGGCGGACACGTACATCGCCGCGCGCTACGCCCTGCCGCTGGCCACAACGCCGCAGGCGCTGGCGTCCATTGTGTGCGACATCGCGCGCTTCCGCCTCACCGGCGGGGAAACCACGGAGACCACGCCCATAGCCGACCGCTACAAGGCGGCCATCACCTGGCTGAAGGACGTGGCCGCTGGCCGCGCCGTGCTGCCGGGCCTGGCCACAGTGGCCGCAGGCGGCGAGGGCGGCGTGGAATTCAACACCGGCCGCCGCGTGTTCGCCCGGCCTGCCCCGGCGGAGGTGGCGTAATGCCCGCCATATCCATCGCCGTCATCGAGGACGCCATCCTGGCGCGCATCGCCGGGGCCAAGCTGCCCTATTTGCGCACCCTGGCCACCTACGGCGGCGAGCTGGACGAAGGCCTTGGCGAGAGCGTGCGCCAGTTCCCGGCGGTGTGGGTGGCCTTCAAGGGCGAGGGCGAGGGCCAGCCGGTCAACACCGCGCGGAGCGTGTACCGCGTTCCGGCCACGTGGGTGGTGTTCGTGGCCGCGCGCAACCTGCGCAACGAGGCCGCCACCCGCAAGGGCGACCGCGTGCGCGTGGGCACCTACCAAATGCTTGCGGACGTGCGCGCGCTGCTTGCCGGCCAGGACCTGGGGCTGGAAATGGACGCCCTGCTGCCCGGCCGCGTGCAGAGCATGGTCAACGCCCGGCTCCAGGGCCAGGGCGTCAGCGTGTACGCCATGGAATGGCACACCAAGTACGATTACCGCGCGTTCGAGCGCGGCACCGGCCAGCCCACTGCGGGCGCGGACGGCCAACCCACCGCGCCGCTGCCGGTTCTGTCGCGCATCGGCGTCAACTACTACCTCACCCCCGGCGACGACGTGGCCGACGCGGTGGACCTGCTGACCCTGCAAGAGGGCCGGGCCGCCGCCGACACCGCCGCCGGGAAATAGGAGACCGCCATGCTTGTCAAAGCAGCCCCCGGCCTGCGCATGCCCAAGGAGGGCAAGCCCCGCCAGTACATCACCGAGGCCGACGCCGTGGAAGTGCCCGAGACCGCGTACTACCTGCGCGCCCTGGCCAGCGGCGACCTGCTGCCGGTCACTGCCGCCAAAACCGCCAAGGCTGCGGCCGCGCCCACGGCCCAGGACAAGGAGTAACCCATGGCCGACACCATCACCTTCGACAGCATCCCGGCAAGCATCCGCAAGCCGGGGAAGTACATCGAATTCAACACCAAGCTGGCGGTGCGCACCCTGCCCGACAACGGGCAGCGGTGCCTGCTCATCGGCCAGCGCCTGGCATCCGGCACCGTGGCGGCCAACGTGGCCACGCAGGTGTTTTCCGACGCCGAGGCCGAAACCTACTTCGGGGCGGGCTCCATGCTGCACCGCATGGTGCGCGCGGCCATCAGGGCTTATGCGTACATGGACATCACCTGCATCGCCCTGGACGACGCCACGGCAGGCATCGCCGCCGTGGGCGGCCTGGCGCTCACCGGCCCGGCCTCCGGCTCCGGCGTGGTCACCCTGCGCATCGGCACGGACCTGGTGCAGGTGGCCGTCACTTCCGGCGACACCGCCGCCGAGGTCGCGGCCGCGCTCAAGGCCCAGGCCGATGAGCAGACCGACCTTCCCGTAGCCATCACCGCAACGGAAGCCGCGCTCACCATCACCGCCAAACACAAGGGCGCGCAGGGCAACAGCATCCGCCTCGCCGCCTCCAGCACCGCCGCCGGCATCGCCGGTACGGTCACGGCCATGACCAACGGCCAGGTGGACCCGGACATCACCAACCTGCTGGCCCTGGTGGCGGACGCGGGACACACCCTGCTCATCACCCCGTACAACGACCAGGTGAGCCTGGTGACGTTGCGCACGCACCTGGAATTCGTCTCCGGCCCCATGGAACAGCGCGGGGCCTGCGGCGTGTACGCGCTGGTGGGCACCCTGGCCCAGGCCACCACGCTGGGCGGCGCGGTCAACAGCGGCCGCATCACCGGCGCGGCCATTCGCGGCGTGTACCGCCTGCCCTGGGAAATCGCTTCCGGCTATGGCGCGGTCATCGCCAGCGAGGAAGATCCCGCCCGGCCGCTCAACGGCCTGGTCATCACCGGCCTGGACGTGCCGGCCGTGGGCGACCGCTGGATTCGCACGGAGCAGGAGGTGCTGCTGAAAAACGGCGTCACCCCGCTGGAGGCCGCCGCAGACGGCACGTCCGTGACCATCGTGCGGGCCATCTCGACCTACACCAAGGACACGCAGGGCGTGCAGGACGTGAGCCTGCTGGACCTGACCACCATCCGCACGCTGGACTACGTGCGCAAGGCGGTGCGCACGCGCTGGGCGCTGCGTTTCCCGCGCTCCAAGCTCTCCACCCGCACTCCGGACGCGGTGCGCAGCGAGACGCTCGACGTGCTGCTCAAGATCGAAGATCTGGAAATCATCGAAAACGTTCTGGCCAACAAGGACAAGCTCATCGTCCAGTACGACGGCCAGGATCCGGACCGGCTCAACGTGCGCATCCCCGTCGACGTGGTCAACGGCCTGCACATCATCGCCGGCGTCATCGACCTGTACCTCTAACGCGAAGGAGCACTCATGGCGCTGAAAGAATATCTGGGGGCCATCATCCTTGAGATCGACGGCACCGAGTACGAGGTGGAGAGCGTGGACGTGGACCACAAGCCCAACCGGAACATGGTCAAAACCATGAACCGCAAGGGCAAGCCCAGCGGCTTTTCCGAGGGCGTGCACGAGTGGTCGCTCAAGGTGGTGGCGCCCATTCCCGTCACCGCCGCGCCGGACTGGGACGCCATCAAGGGCGGCAAGCTGACCATTTTCCCGGTCACCTCCAGCGGCTCTCGCGTGAGCTACCTGGACTGCGTGAGCATGGGCGATTCGAAATCCTTCACCGTGGGCAGCGAGGCCAAGGTGACCGTGACCCTCGCCGCCTGCGACGAAATCAAGGAGTAGCACATGGGACTGACGGAAAGCGGGAGCTTGAAATACGGCGTGGATGTGGACGGCGTGCGCCACAAGGACTTTGAAATGCGCGTGGCCACGCTGGAGGACATGGAGGAAGCCATCGAAGACGCGGGCGAGGGCGCGTGCGCCGCGCGGGTGAACCGCCACGTGTGGGCGCGCACCCTGGTGCGCCTGGGCACGCTTGAGCCCAAGGCCATCACGCCCGAGCTGCTGGCCGGGCTGGAAAGCACGGAATACGGCCAGTTCTCCGCCGTGGAGGAATCCCTGCGGGGAAAGCTCGCGGCCGCGAGCAACAGCTCCGCGAGCTAAGGCTCGCCGAACTGGCGCTGACGCGGCACGGATTCAGCCTGGAGGACATCCGGCGGCTTACCCCGCTGGAGGTGGAGCACTACCTGGACCTGCTGGCGGACATGGCCGCCGGGAAAATAGGCGGCGGCAGAAGACACGTGAACCAGCGGCTGCTGCGCAAAAAGCGCAAGCGCGGCGCGTAAGGACGGACGAATGGGCGACATGGAAATGCAGGTTACGCTGAAGCTGCGTGACCAGATGAGCGCGGAGAGCGCCAAGGTGCTGGACGCCCTGCGCCAGGGCGTAAGCGCCGGCACCGCCGCCTTTGTGCAGTCCGCCCGGGCCAGCCGCGATTCCGGCCGGGCGGCCGTGGAGGCCGGGAAGGCCGGCCAGAACGCCGCCGCCCAGGCCACCGCCGCCGTGCAGCGGCAAACCGCCGCAACGGAACGCGCGGGCAAGGCCACGCGCGACCTGGCGCGCGACACGGCCGAGGCCAAGGCCAGGGCCGAGGAAATGGCCAAGGCCTGGACGGACCTGGGCCACAAGGAGCGCAACGTGCTGGGCCTGGTGGGGCGCATCCGCCAGGTGGACCAGTACGCCCGCCGGGCCGAGCAGGGCTTGCTCGGGGCCGCCCGCGCCGCCGGGCGCATGGGCCAGGCCGTTGTCCAGGGCGGCGCGGCCATCGCCGCCGGGGGCTATGTGGCCGGGCGCGCCCTGGCCAAGCCCGTGGACTACGAGCGCCGCCTGGCGCAAATGGCCAACACCGCCTACGCGGAGGAAGGCGTTGCGGGCAGGCGCGCGGGCATGGGCCAGCTGCGCGGGGCCGTGGACGCGGCCGTAGACCAGGGCGGCGGCACGCGCGAGGCGGCGGCCGAGGCCCTGGACAAGATGCTGGCCAGCGGCGCCATCAAGACGGATGAGGCCATGCGCCTGCTGCCCACGCTGCAAAAGTTCGCCACGGCCAGCGGCGCAAGCTCCGGCGAGTTGGCGGACATCGCCATACGCGGCATCCAGCAGGGCTTCTTCAAGCCGGGGCAGGCGGGCACCGCCCTGGACAAGGCCATGGTGGCCGGGCAGATGGGCGGCTTTGAGCTGAAGGACATGGCCCGCTGGCTGCCGCAGATGATGGCCAACGCGGCGGGCATGAAAAGCATGGGCGGCTTTGAGCGCATCCTGGCCAGCGCCCAGGCCAGTGCCATAACGGCGGGCAGCAAGGACCAGGCGGGCAATAACCTGGTCAACCTGCTGGCCAAGCTGAACAGCCAGGACACCGCCCAGGACTTCAAGAAGCTGGGCATCGACCTTTCCGGCACCCTTGCGGCCGCGCGCGAGAAGGGCACGCTGCCCCTGGACGCCTTTGTGCAGCTCATCGACCAAAAGGTGGTGGGCAAGGACAAGCGCTTCCAGGCCCTCAAGGCGCGCGCCGCCACGGCCCAAGGCGGCGAGAAGGCCCAGGCCGTGAACGACATGGCGGACATCCTGCAAGCCAGCGCCATAGGCAAGGTGGTGCAGGACAGGCAGGCCATGCTGGCCCTGGTGGCCGAGATGACCCAGCGCGGCTACATCAAGGATGTGCTGGGCGGCATGGGCAAGGCCGAGGGAGCGGGCCAAACCAGCTTTGCCGTGATTGCGGGCACCGCCAGCTACAAGCTGGAACGGGCGCAGAACGCCAAGGACATGGCCGCCAGCGGCATGCTGGACAAGGTGGGCGGCCCGCTGGGCAACGTCGCCAGCGCCGCGGCCGCCGTGGCGCGTGAATTTCCCGGCCTGGCCACGGCGTCCTTTGCCGCAGCCACGGCCATTTCCGCCCTGGCCGCCTCGGCCGGGGTGCTGGCCGCCGGGCGGATGCTGTTCGGCGGGGGCGCGGCGGCTGGTGCTGCCGGCGCGGCGGGATCAGCCGCAGCCGCCGGGGCGAACGCCTCGCGCTTGGGCCGCGCCTGGGCCGGGGCCAAAAGCGGCTGGGGCGGGGCTGCCGGGCGCTGGGCCGGGCGCGCCGGGGGCTTGTTCGCCGTGGCCGGCACGGCCCTGGATATCTACGGCACGGAGACGGACCAGAATCTCTCCCGGGCGCAAAAGAACGCCGCGCACACCGGCACCGCCCTGGGCGCGGCCGGGGGCTGGGGCGGGGCGGTGCTCGGGGCCAAAGCGGGCGCGGCCGTTGGCGGCGGCGTCGGGGCGCTGTTCGGCGGCGTGGGTGCCGCACCAGGCGCGGCCATTGGCGGCTTCATCGGCGGCATCGGCGGCGGCATCGGCGGATGGTGGGGCGGCAAGAGCTTGGGTGATAAGGCCGGCGATGTGCTCTTCGGCGGCGGGGGGCAGAAGACCATCATCGAAAGCAAGCTGATTTTGGACGGCCGCGAGGTGGCCGCCGTGGTCAACGAGGTCAACGCGCGCCAGGCGCAGCGGCATTAAGGGGGCGAGCCATGGCCTGGAAAGACACCCTGCTTTCGCCCAGCTTCCGGGGCGCGCCCTTTGAGGTGCTGCGCACGCGCGACATGGGCAAGGCCGCCGTCGCGCCGAGCGCCACCCCCTACCGAAACGGCGGCGCGGCCGAGGACATGGGCCGCGACATGCGGCGCATAGAGATTGCGGCCGTGTTCTGGGGCGATGCGTATGAAACCGCGCTGCAAAAGCTGCTCAAGGCGTTGGATGAGCGCGGCAAGGGCGAGCTTGTGCACCCGGTGTTTGGCCCGGTGCTGGCCCAGGTGGAGGATTGGGAGGTCTTCCACACGGCGGAGCGGCCGAACTATGCGGAAGTCGCCATGCACTTCGTGGTGCCGGGCGAGGACGTCCAGTTTTTCGCCACCGCCTGGCCCAAGGCGGACGCCAAGGCCGAAACCGCCCGCAGCGGCGCGGCCGAGGTGCTGGCGCGGGTGGCGGCCGCCGCCAAGAACGCCAGGGCCATGAGCGCGGCCGGGCTCTCCGGCCTCTCCGGCCTGAAGGCCCTGGCCACCGGCGTGGTCACCAGCGGGGCGGACATCCTCACCGCCCCGGCCGCCTGGGCGGCGGACGTGACCAGCCTGGTCTCCGGATTCATCGGCCTCAAGAGCTTCGCCGGGGCGTCGCTGCTTTCCGACTACGCCGCCGTGCTGTCCCGGCTCTCCGGGCTGTTCGGCGATTCGTCCACGGGTTCCGGTGGGGCAAGCGCAACGGGTACCACGAGCGGCGTTTCGGCAGCGGCCATGACGCCAGCAGCGGCCGCAGCCGCCGCGCAGGCCCAGGCGCAGGTACAGGCCCACGTGCAGTTGGAGGCGGCGCTGGGCATTGCCGAGGCCGCTCAGCTGGTGCTGGAAAGCGAGGCCGCCACGCCCACGCTGACCCCGGCGCAGATCGAGGACGTGGCCGCGACCAGCCGGGCGCAGGTGCAGGCCAGCATCGACACCTACCGCGAGCTGTACCCGTTGGATCTTTCGCGCGCCGTCACCGAGCCCGCAAAGGACGTGGCCGCCGCCGTGCAGGAGGCCGCCGCCGCCGTCATCGAGGCCCGGCCGCCGCTGGTGGAACACACCGTGGCCGCGCGCACCTGCCCGCGCCTCTTGGCGCACCAGCTCTACGGCGACCACACCCGCGCGGCGGAAATCCAGCGGTTAAACGCGCTGGCTGACCCCAACTTTCTGACGCCCGGCCAGGAGCTGAAAGTCTATGCAAGCTGACGCGGAAAAGGTGGCCCTCATCATCAATGGGCACGAGCACCGGGACTGGGCGCAGTACGAGGTGGACTCGGACCTGCTGACCCCGGCCGATGCCTGGCGCGTGAGCATCGGCCTGCCCGGCGACAAGAATGACGGCAAGCTCCCCGCCTACCTGGAGCCCTGGGCTCCGGTGACGCTGGCCATCGGCGGCCAGGTGGTCATGCGCGGGCGTGTGGACACCGTGGACGTGGCGGTGGGCGCTGGCGGCGAACACACGCTGGCCATCGCCGGGCGCGACCTGGCCGGGGTGCTGGTGGATTGCAGCGCGCCGGTGTTCGCCGCGCGCCAATGCAGCCTGGCCGAGATCGTGGCCAAGATGGTGCGGCCGCTGGGCATCACGAAGATTCGGGTGGATGCGGGCAAGGCCTTGCACGACAAGATTTCCGTGGACCCCGGCATGACCGCCTGGGACGCGCTCCAGCGCGTGTGCGAGCAGAACGGCTGCTGGCCCTACATCGCGCCGGACGGAACGCTGGTCATCGGCGGGCCGGACTACACCGACGCCACCAACCCGCCCGTGGGCCAGCTGACCCTGCGGTTCGACGGGCGCGGCAACAACGTGCAACGCCTGGCCCTGCGCCGGGGCATGCAGGAACGCTTCAGCCAGGCGACGGTGCTTGGCCAGGCGCACGGCGGGGCGTTCTCCGTCGGCGCGCACAACATCAGGGGCTCGGCCAGGGACACGGCGGCAGACGCCCCGGCCAACCGCCCCAAGATCGTGGTGGAGGCCGACTGCGACAACGTGGGCCACGCCCAGCGCCGCGCGCGCAAGATCATCGCGGACGGCAAGCTGGCCGCCTTCGAGATCCACGCCACCGTGCACGGGCACCGCGTGCTAGGCGCGCCGGCCGCAACCACGGGGGGCTCCCCCTTGTGGACGCCCGGCCAGCGCGTGCGCGTGCTCTCCGAGCCGCACAACCTGAATGGCGTGTACTACCTGACGCGGCGCACGCTGCTGTGCAGCCGCACTGGCGGGCTGGCCACGGAGCTGGTGCTCAAGCCGGACGCCCTGTGGCAGCCGGACGTTGGCCACCACAAGCGGCACAAGTTCAAGGCCAAGGCCGGTGCCGGGGAGATAGTGGACCTATGAGGGCATGGATATGATGCGCGACGTGATGCGCTATGTGGAGCGGCGGCTTGCGGGCGTGCGCCTGGCCTACCGCGCCGTGCTTTCAACCCTGGGCAAGGGCGCGGCCGTGCAGCTTGCCCAGGCCGAAGGGCTGGCGGGCGAAACCGTGCAAGCGGCCGAGCTGTGCCAGCAGTTCGGGTTTACGTCCGGCCCGCCGCCGGGAACGCAGCTCATCATTCTGCCCCTGGGCGGCAGCACCGCGCACAGCGTCATTGTGGCCACCGAGCACGGCGGCTACCGGCTGGACGTGGCGAGCGGCGAGGCCTGCCTCTACAGCATGTGGGGCGACAAGGTGCATGTGCGGCAGGAGCGCATTGAGGTGGAGACCAAGACACTGCATTTCAAGGCCAGCGAGCAGGTCATCTTTGAAACGCCCGCGCTCTCCATGATTGGCACGGGCGGCGGCGCGGCGGCGGCCAGCTTCACCGGCAGCCTGCACACCACGGGTGCCGTCACTTCCGACGGCGACCACGTGGCGGGCGGCGTGAGCCTGGAGCACCACACGCATCCGGGGGATAGCGGTGGCACGACGGGGGAGGCGAGGTGAATCGCTATGTACCGTTGAGCAAGTATAACAGCAGCTGAACAAGTTTAACGAGCAGCCAAATGATATCCACGATAGCGCGAAGACGTCCCATGTGTTTCTCCTTTTCTAACAAGGAGAGTTGCCAGCAATCTTACCAGTCTGGCATCTACATGCAATCTATGGAATATTTTTACAGAGCCGCCCACTGAACCCCTTCACCCTGTCCCAACCCCTCCCCGCCACTAAGGTGGCGGCATGGCGGACGCACTCCTCGACCCCACCACCGGCGGCTATCTCCTCGAAGACGGCGCGCTGACCCCGGACCCGGCGCGCGGCCTGGCCAACGCGGTCTATCTGCGGCTCATGACGCCGCTGGGCAGCTATTGGGCCGACGCCACGCTCGGTTCGCGCCTGCACGAGCTGCTGCGCATGAAGGATCTGTCGCGCATGAGCGCACTTGCCAAGGCCTACGCCGAGCAGGCGCTGCAACCGCTCATCGACGACGGGCGCGCCCAGGCCATCGCCGTGACCACCGAGCAGCGGCACGACGGCTGGCTGCGCCTGCGCGTCGCCGTCACCGACGCGGGCGGCCGCGAACACCTGTTCGAGCACAACGTAAAGGTCATGTGAGGGCTGTTTAAATGACGTTCACCACCCCGGAATACGCGGACATCAAGGCCGACATCCTGCGCGACGTGCAAAGCCAGCTGCCGGACGCCGCCGCCACCAGCGATTCGGACTTCGGCGTGCGCGCCGGGGCCACGGCTGCGGCGGTGGAAGGCCTGTACCAGCACCAATCGTGGATAGCCCGGCAGACCTTCCCCGACACCGCCGACACGGAATTTTTAGAGCGCCACGCCAATTTGCACGGCCTCACGCGCAAGCGGGCCACCACGGCCCAAGGCACGGCCACGCTCTACGGCACGCCGGGCGCGGTGGTGCCCCTGGGCACGGAGGCCAAAACCGTGGCCGGGCTGGCGTTCGTCACCACGGAGGCCGGGGCAATCGGCGCGGGCGGCACCGCCCTTGTGCCGG